ACATTCTTTTGCTGGCATTATAAGTTTTCTATGTCAGTTAAATTTAAAGGGATGTAATTGTTATCGCCTCCCTCAACTCTGTTTAAATCTTCTTTTCTTCTAACTTCATTAATTGTCATGAATCCATTTGTTATTCCAGCTTTATAAAAATCAGTTCTATCTTTTATGTTTCCTCTTAATAATGCGTTTGTATTAAATTTCACATACTCTTTTCCGATTTGATTTCTCCTAAAAAGTTTCATGTTTAACTCCATTTCAATCTTTGTCAAATAAGGCATCAAAGTGTAAGTGACAAATTCTTGAGATTGCATTTCAATATTGTTAAAACTTGATTTACTCAAATCTTTGAGCATGTGTGGCGGAATATTAAAGATTCGAGCAATTTCAGTTATTGAAAAGTTCCTACTCTGGAGGAACTGGGCCTGTTCTGATGAAATACTTATTGGCTGATATTCAAGTCCCTCTTCTAAAACTGCCGTTTGATTTGCTCCACTAAGTTTTGCATAATTACTATTAAAAGATGAACGCAATCTATCAATAGCCGTTTCAGATAAACTCCTTGATGTTTTTAATATTCCTGAGAGTTTTGCTCCATTTGCAAAGAATGTTGCTCCATACTCTTCAACACTTTGTCCCCAGCTAATTGCATTTGCGTTTTGTTCTATTGGACTCAAGCCAACAATCCCGCCCTCAGTGTGCGTTATTCCTTTAGTTGCGTTTACATCTGTTATTAATTTGAAATGTAAAATTTCATCTGATGTGAAAGTTCCAGCAACTTCATCTGATGTGTAAAATAGTTTATTTTCTCTTAGATAAACTTGAACTCCAGCGTAGTTCAAAGGCAATAATTCAATCGGCCTTCCAGAATTATTTCTTACAATTCTCACATAAGAATTTCCATTACAAAGCAAATCCATCATAATCTTTTCCATGAATGTTACTTTGTTTTGATATGTGTTCGGAGCGTATTTTAATAGATAAGATAAATCGTTTTCAATCTCAACAATATCTCCATTGTTTTCTTTTCTACAAACTTTGATTGGCAATGATGAAACTGATTCACTTAACAATCTCATCGCAGCCCAAACAGCTGAAAAAGTTAAAGCTGATGAAGGACTTACGGAGATTTTATTTCCAAAACCAAAGCTGTAATTTATGCTTCTTTTATCGCCTTTTTTAGGCGTTGTTGTAAATATATTTTGAAGCCTTTGCAGTATTCCCACACTTAAATTTTTCGCAATAATACGCCTTATTTTGTCGTTTTTTATGCAACATTGTTTCCTTTGTTTAAGACTATTTTAAGGACTTCTAAGGAACTTTGATGTGTTTTGCTTATCAGTATATTAAAAACTTGAGAAAATAGAACCTGTTAAAATTACTAGGTTAACATTTTTTGACTCTATTTAACATAATATTTTTTATGTAAAATAGAATTTTTAGTGTTTTTTTGTCTTTCTATCGCGGCAAACACGAAAAGAATTGTAGTCAGAATAGCGTCTTTTTCCAAATGTTTTTTCATAATCTTTTTCAAGATTTTCATAAGCTTGAATTAATGTTTTATGTTGTTTTGCACGCTTCCAAAATTCTCTCACGAATCCATCTGCACTTATTAAAATAATTTTATCTTTCATAATATTAATAATCCTCTATCATTATAAACAGAGCTTGAGTCATCCATTGTCATCATCTCGCCAACTGCCATAATTAAACTGACAACAAAATCAATTTTTTCCGAACTTCTTTTTTTGGAGGGCTTGATGTTGCCAGCAGCATCCTCTTCCATTACACAATTTGAAACCATCCAAGCGGCAGCTGGATTGTTATTGTGCAATATTTTTTTTCCAATGATAAGAGCCTCAACTTCTTTTGATGGTGCACTCATTGAAACGAACCCTTGACCAAAGGGAGCCATTGGAACGCCTTCATTTGTCAAATCAATAACGAGCTGACTGGCGTTCCATCTATCATACGCAATGCTTTGAACATTAAATTTGGCTCCTATCTCCCTAATTTTTTCTTTTATAAAATTATAATCGGCAACATCTCCAGCCGTATAAATAATATGTCCTTGCTTTTCCCATGTAATATAATCGACTTTATCTCTTTCACTTCTTCTTTTTGCGTTTTCAGCTGGAACAAAAAAATAAGGATATATAACAAAGTTTTCTTCATCTTTAAATAGAAGTGTCAATGCACTAATATCTCTTGTTGAAGCAAGGTCAAGTCCAATCCAAACAGGTTGGTTTTCAAACTTATTTAAATCAACATCAGTTCCACATGCCTCCCACTCTTTCGCACCAATCCAAGCCGTTACTGAATCAGTCCATTGATTTAACATCAACCGGCGAAAACTGTTGGAATAACTTGGAACATCAATTGCTCTTTGTGATTCTCTTTTCATGTAATCTTCTTTCAAACTAATTCCATAATTTGGATTTGCTTTTTTCCAAATCTTTTCATCTGTAATGTCATCCTCAAGTTCTGATTCATAAATTGCAGAATAAAAACTTTCATCTTCAATAATATTATCTTCAACTTTCTTTGAGTAAGAATATAATTCATAACAGATGGATTGTTTGTCATATCCCGCCGTTGTTATAGCAATCATTAGAGGCTGGGTTCTTGCTCCAGTAGATGTTAAAAGTGTGTCCCACAAGTCCCTCGATTTTGCCGTGTGGAGTTCATCATAAATAACACAATTACAATTCAATCCATGTTTGGTGTTTGAATCTGCACTGATAGCTTGATAAAAATTTCCTTTAGCTTCATTAGTAATTGAGTTTCTAAAAACTTTCGCTCTCTTTGTTAGTTCAGAATTATTGTTTATCATTTGTTTTGCAATCTCATGAACTATTCCAGCTTGGCTTCTATCGCTGGCAGCTGAGATAATTTCCGAGCCTCTTTCTGAATCTGCAAAAGTCATGTAGAGTCCAAGTGAAGCGCAAAGAGTCGATTTGCCGTTCTTTCTTGGAACTTGAATATAGGCTGTCCGATATTTACGAAAACCATTTTCATTTTTCCATCCAAACAAATCTCCAATTATTTTTTTTTGCCAATCCTCAAGAATTAAAGGATAGCCAGCAAGTTCTCCTTTTGTATGCGTGCAAAAAGTTTCAATGAATCCGATTGCTTTTGAAGCGGCTTGTTTGTCAAAATAAAACTTATTCAAAATAATTATTTATTTGTGTGTTATTTGTTGTTATTGGTGCACTAATTGAAGCTCTTGCAACTGGTGTCAATCCAAATTCTCTAGCTATTTTTAAAGCGTTATTCAAAGCATCATTTTTCATTTTGATTAATGGATTTGCTTGACGCCTCAAAACCAAGCCTTCCGAACTTGTAAATTCATCAATTCGTTTTGTGTTTCTAAGTTCAATTTCACATTCTTTGTATAAAGATATTTCATTGCAATAAGATTCAATCATAATTAAATCAACATTATGAAGCATCTGTAAATTAAAGAGTTGATTTACAACCTTATTCCACTCT